ATGCACATTGAGCAGATTGCGCGGATCTTGATAAAGTAGCCCCAGTACGGGGCTTTTCTCATTTGTTGAATATGGCTCTCTTTGCATAGTCATCTCGGCACTCACCGCCAGGGCAGAAAGTACCCTGGTCGATGTGTTCGTGGCACCATCTGCACAAGCCGGTAAACGGGTGTTTGCGTGCCTGCTGCCGGGCATTCTGCAACGCAATCTGTAGGTTCATTTCTGTTACTTCTGCTGCGTCATCTGCAAGGTCTGACATCACACATCTCCCTTAATTTGCCCAAGTAGTTTAAAAGCCTGGTCCGCTATCCTGAAGTTCTCTCGCTTGTCGTACTGGGCCTTCGCGTTCATGACAGTCAGACGTGCGATAAGATCAGCTTGTTTCGCCAGCTTGATGTTAAGTGCCTTGATTTCCATCTTAGCGTGCATCAGCCGATTGCCTTGCTTTTCTTCTGATGTCATCGTCCCTGCTCCACTTCCAGCCACCGTGTTGCGTAATCTCTGATCTTCTCAATTTCGCTGATGAGGTCGTCTTTCTTTCCCATGCGTCGGTTGTACTTTCCTATCGTAAAGCGCATGGCACCCCGGAACTCTTCAGCGGTAAACGTGCGGGCTGCTTCGTCTATCCAGTCCTCGCCTTCTGCGTCCTGGTAGCGGGCCTGCTTGTCTGGGCCTAGATCGTAGTGGTCGCCGTCATTGCCATTCTGCCCTAAAGCTTCCATGCGCCTCTCTGCCTCATCCCATGCTTCATCTTCTTCGGGGGTGGTGAACGGATTTTCATTGTGGGTGTCAGGGTGCACCTTTGCCCGGCTGTCTTGCTCGGACTGCCAAGCCGTGATTTTCGTATTTTGGCTGACATCCTCTGATTTTTTTACTTTCCTTTCTTCCACTACCTTGCGAATGCTATCCCAGTAAAGCGCCCAGCAAGCATTTGTCCATTCCTCTTTTGAAAGCGAATTAGCCAGCACAGCGTGGTCAGACCATAAAGCTATATCCTTCGAGCTTCTTGCTACGTACTTTCTAGGCTCTTGCCACTCGGTAACATTTTCAACCAGCCAAATTATATTAGCGTGCATCTCAGGTTCCTTTTTTTCCAGCTCATTGCGTGCGGCCTGCCAGTCTTCTTTGCTACAACCTTGGCCATAATTAAATCTTGGCCATTCATCACCATCACCTTATGGTCCATCAAAAACCCAATAACAATGAGTCCAATCGCCCTGCCAAGAAGATAATTTTTCAGCTATAAACTGTGGGTATGTAAGCATGACATTCTCCGTTGCGTTATTCGTGCGTTAACAATAAATCAAGTCTGCGTTAATGTAAACACTTAGGCAAAGAAAAGCAGCGCCGTTAAGCACTGCCTGTATTTAGTTAGCTTGCTCAGAATGGGATGTCTGAGTCAAAGTCGTCAACAGGATCAGGCATGGACCTATTTTGTGGCGTTGCAGTTTGCTTCTGCGGAGCACTGCCAGCGTCAGTCCAAAAAACCTTGCAGTTGCCCAGTATCGGGCCTTCTCCTTTCTTCTGATCCTTCCAGCCTTGCGTGATCATGCCGTTGTTGTCGTACTGGTCTTTTTCGTCAACATTTACAAAAACGGTGGCGTCAAGATAAATTCCTTTTTCGCCCTTGAACATCCTTTCTTTGATGATTTTTGAAACGTCAATTTTTAGGTTAATTCCGTATGCTGCCATGTCTGATCTCACTTAATTCTGATGGATGATTTTGTACGCTCTAGGTAAGCGCCAGGCACTTCAATTCCAGATTTCAATGCCTTGGTCAAAGCTGCCTTGTCTGGCTTGATACTAGTTGTCACGGCCATGTAGTCGTCTGGAATAAGATCCTCATTGTTGATTATTGATACTTCACGACCAGCGGCGCACGTGATCGTAAACAGCGGGCATGATATTTTTTTCACGCCGGTTCTTTCCATGTTGTCTCGCAGGTAATCGCGCAACGAGTCTTGACGGTTGTTAATGGCTCTTTTGCGATCCTGTAGCCTTGCAATCTCTTTTTCAATCGGGCCGGTTTCTGCCTCCATGTTCCTGACAACGTGCATGAGGGCTTCGGCTTTTTCGTTAAAGCATTCAGTAATATCGCCGAGGCTGTTGGTTATTGCCTCCATCATGTCAGCATCTTGATCGTCCGAGGACTCTGCAATTTTTTGCAAATCGGCGTACTGGCCTGAAATCTCGTATAACCTGGCCATGTTATTTCTCCCCTTGCAGTATGAGTTTTTGGCTGTCTTTTGCCTTTGTTAACCGAATGATGCCACGGTTGTCTTTTTTGCTCTGTGCACGTCGCACGGATGCCGTGAACAGCTTTTCCAGTTCCCCTAGGCTCTTGCTGGTTTCAATGTAGCCGACATGCTTGTCAAGAAACAGGGTGTAATCTTCCTGCTGCTTAACCGCTTCTGCGGCTTTGTCCTCTGCGTGTGTCATTGCGGATTCGTTCTGAGCTTCCTGCACGTACTCGAAGTCGTCATACAGGCCCAGGTGAATGTCAGCGCCAAAGCCAAGCATTGACAAGCACTTCTTGATAGCGTCTGTCAGTGACTTCTTAGGTGCCTCCATGTCCGTCTGAACACCAAATTTGTTAACATAGATATAAGGCGTATGACCATAATGGTCCAACTCTCTACGCTCGCCTTCCTGCATGTACCAGAGCCGCAGGCGAATTGTGTGAATTTTAGCGTCACAAAGATAAGCGCCTTCTTTGTCAGAGATCGGGCCGCCAGCGTCAAATCGTTCTTCAATAATCTCATAACCCCAACCGGACCCTAGAGGCCCAAATTGTTCAGTGGCCTTTTTGACAAGGTAGGTGGCATTGATCGCGGTGCCAGCAAACCCGCCAGCGCCTTTATAGTTTTTTGTAAACTTTGGGTCAGTGGATTGCACCCGATCCCAAATTGATGTGTTTGTCATACTACCTCCGGCATCCGATTGGCCAATTCTTTTTGGCTGTAAGACTCTATTGTTATGCGGATCACATCATCACGGGTCAAGTCATCCATTTGCGCTACGTACTCATAAGCATCCAAAGCAGTCAGGAATCCAGACGTTCCGGTTTCGTGCCAAGGACATAGAATGGTCACTCTGTATTTAATGTCGTTATCCATGATCTTTTCCTTACTGTGGGGTTAGAGATCCAGTTCCGGCATTGCCGCGCCGCGCTTCTGATTGCAAGTCTCACAAGCCAAAGTCCAGTTGTTCGCGTTGTCTAGCCCGCCAAGTGCTAGTGGGATGATGTGCTCTAAGGTTGCCGTGTTGATTGTGAGCGAGTGTTTGCACCAATGGCAGGCAGTTAGCCCACGATTAATTAAGCCCTGTCTGCGCTCTCGTGAGCCTTTCTTCCGTTTGTCCCGTTGCCCTTGACACTCTGGAGCCTTGAGGCACATTGCCACAGCCTCTTCTAAAGTTACGCCCTTGCGTGCCTTCTTTGTGCCGCAGACATAAGCGGATCTTGATTTGCTGTCTGGGTAGTAGCTAACCGTTAGTTTTCCTTTTAGCTGCCAGTGCCCGCCGCCCTTATGCGTAACCTCAACACCATAAGCATTTGCGTAATCAACTAACCTCATGATCTTTTCCTTATTAGTGTTTGACAGTACAAAGGTTAAGATATATCCTAACACCTGTCAACACTTAAATCATCAATAACGGAGAAAGATATGACAGATCGGAAAGCGTGGACGATGGAAGAAGTTCGAGCGGCGCTGAGTGACCGAAAGCTGAAGCAGGTAGCCAGGGAGTGCGGCCTGACTTATCACACTGTTTTAGAAGTGGCCAACGGCAAGCGTCAGAACCCGACTTACGACACCTATATGGCGCTTGTAAATTACCTGAGCAGTTGAGGCCACTATGTCATTTAACGGCTGGGTCAAGGTTCACAGGAAGATACTCGACCACTGGGTGTCCCAAGAGCCTGAGCTGTTTGCATTTTGGATGCGGCTGCTTATTGAGGCTAACCACTGCGACACTAAGAGGATGTTTAACGGCACGCTGATTGAGATAAAACGAGGTCAGACTTTATTCGGCCTAGAGGCGTTTGAGGCTAAAAGTGGAATTTCTAGGAAAAAGCTCAGAAGGTACTTAACCATGCTTGAAAGTGAGTCAATGATCGGCAGGCAGAAAACAAATAAATACTCTTTAATATCAATAGTTAACTATGAGGACTACCAAATAGACGGCAGGCAAGAGGCAGGCAAAGGGCAAGCAGAGGGCAAGCCAAGGGCAAGCAAAGGGCAGCACCTAGAGAATGTAAAGAATTTAGAGAATGAAGTAACTAAAGATAAAGACCTTGTACCAGCTAAGGCTGATACCTCGAAATACTCTGATGAGTTCGAATCTGCGTGGCTTGCTAGGGTAAAGCGAGAAGGCAACGATCCGAAAGCCGGAGCATACAAATGCTGGAAAGCCAACCTCAAACGCGGAGTGACGCCAGAGGCAATGACCGACGGCATGGCTCGGTACAAGAAATTCTGTGAAGCAAAGAAATCAGTCGGCACCGAGGGAGTGCAAATGCTGCAAACCTTCCTCGGGCCAAACGAGAACTACACGCAAGACTGGACAGTTAACCAAGAGGTACAGGCTAATGGAAAATATAACGGATCTTATGGGAAAGGCCAGCAAGCAGATTACAGCGGCGACGGATGGGCTGAAGGATTCGACCCAACCTCAGACCCGTTCGCAGACCTCCTTGACGGACATGGACCAACGAATCATTGATCGGCTATTCGTTCGCTTAAAAGCAATCTTTCCTAAGTGGCGAGAGATATGGAACACCGATGACGAAATCAAGGCCGCTAAGCGTCAGTGGATGCGTTCAATTGTAAGCAAGGGGGTAGCCGACCCCTCCATGTTAAAACTCGGCATAGACCGCGCAGAGGTCATAGGATGGGTACGCCCGCCGTCACCAGCGCAGTTTTGTGAATGGTGCATTGACGCCGCCAAGGCTCTTGCGGGAATTCCGAGCCAAGCAGATGCCATATCTCAGATAATGACCGTAGCGCGAAGGGGCGATCATAACCGTCGACATACAAAAATGACGCCGGCAATTTACCAGATGTACCGCTTCATCGACTGGTACAGCTTCTCGCAGAAGAAAACCGAGGACGCAGAGAAGATGGCGGCACGCGCTTATGATGAAATGGTCGACCACTGGAGAAGCGGCCTACCGTTCGCTGAACAGCCGATTATGATTGAGGAACACAAACCCTCGGGCGTTGTCACAAAATCTAACAGGGATGCCGGCAGAGCGGCTATGAAAGAACTTATGAAGGGAATGGTGAAATGACTTTACGACAAGCAGCAGAAGAATTTGTAACAGGCCGGAAAGCCTTGCGCGAACTAAGCGAAATCAGCTCAGACCGCAAGATCGGCAAAAAGATGAAAATTCATGTCTCGACTGTAATCAGAGCTTACTCAGGATTGCCGGTACGCATCTGTGCTGACGACGTGCGCCTATGCGTGGCACTCAAGACAGAACAACGCCGACTGCGTACAGTGCAGCAAGCCAGCACAATAAAGCGCCTCGCAGTCAGATACAGCGTCCGCCAGGTTGACATCGTGTATGAACTTGAGCGCATGGGGGTGGAGGTATGATCTATTCAGATATTTTTTGGCAATGGCGTATGCGGGCTTCATACGGATTAATAAGCCTAGCAATCAAAACATTGCCAAAAGGGTGGAGAAAGAAAGATGCTGTTATTTATCTTATAAAAATTGATCACATTGAAATTGAGGATCATTGGTCGTGAGCGAGGTATCAGAACACTGGCTGCACGGCCTGCGAACATTGGTCAAAGATTTCGCCGAAGCAAAAGCTCAACGTGTGTACCTTGAGCATTTCCGCAAAAGCAAAAAAGCTATGCTTATGGCAGAGGCCGAGAGTATTAATCCGATGAAGTACAAATCTGCGGCTAGCCAAGAGGTATACGCATACAGGCATGATGAGTACATTGAGCTGCTAGAAGGGCTGAGGGCTGCAACGGAAACCGAAGAGCACAGGCGGTGGCAGCTCAAGAGCAGAGAGATGCGTTTCGAGGAATGGCGGACAGAGCAGGCCACGCAGCGACAAGAACATAAACGATATGGGAACTAATTTATGAACATTAAAAGGCCAGTTAAAATTGAATACAAAGGGTACACCGTTGAGTTTACTCACGAGTTAGACAGGCTAGACAGATCTGAATATTGGTTTGGAAAGGTTATGTTTATCAAAGATTTAATCTGCATTATTGTTGAAAGTCCAAGCGCTATGCAGCTTGAAGTAATAAGCGCAATTGATGAATACATTGAAGACTGCAAAGAGCTTGGCGTTGAGCCAAACAAACCAGAGGTTCCGACATGAGAAAGTGCCTACACTGCAAAACAGAACTGCCCAAGGTCAGCGAGAGCACGCCCATTGAGGCCAAAGGCTATTGCAGCTTTGACCATGCCGCTGACTATGGGCTAATAAAAGCCAAGGCGTCTATCGCAAAAAAAGCAAAGCAGAAAAGCCAAAAGGCCAGCAAGGACCGACTAGACCTTAACCGCCGTCACCTACCCTGGCAGCATGAGCAGTGCAAGACATCGTTTAACCGGTTACGGGTGCAGGAGGAATTGCAGTGGTTCGCTGAACGTGGCCTTGAACCTGAGTGCATATCGTGCGGAAAGAAGAATATGGACTGGTGTTGCGGCCACTTCAAAAGCGTTGGTGCCCAGTCCGGCCTTCGGTATGACCGGCGAAATACATTTCTACAGTGCAATCGGTACTGCAATCAGGCACTAAGCGCGAATCTGGACGGCAACAAGAACACGAGGGGCTATAAGCGCGGCCTGGCTGAACGGTTTGGTGAGCATGAAGCGAAGGACATCATTGAACACTGCGAATCGAGAACCGCACCGGTTAAGTGGTACTGGCAGGAAATGGAGGATTTGCGGAAAGAGTGGAATATAAAATATAGGGAATTGATTAAATAACCGATTGCACATGTCGGCAACTGTGTTATTATTAACACATCAACACAGACAAACAAAAGGACGCAGACATGACCACACAAACTATCAACTTAGGCAACAACGAGTCAGCAAGCAAAGGCATATACAAAAACAACGACGGCACATTTACAGCAATGACATTTAGCAAAAGCAAAGATTTTAAAACCCTAAAAGGTGCTGAGAAATGGATGGCCAAATAACCTTTGATGAGTGGTTTGCCTCTGAGCGTGCGGGGCTTAGCTTTGAGGCTCGCCGAATAATGCAAATTGCCTGGAATGCTGCGCTAACAAACGGAGATCAACATTTTTTGTGGCGGAGCTTGCTAGTGCGTTAGGATCGCAATCGACAAAAATGCAACGTGGGCCGAATTGATAGAAGCTGTTAGATCGTCACAGGACAACGCACAGAAACCGAACACCCATTAACCTTAGCAAACCCACACACAAAACCAATAGCCCGCACAGGGCACCGGAGATACGATATGAAGAATCAAGACACGCCAGCAATGCCACAAGAATGGCAGGCGTATGTTGAAGGCATGAAAGAAACCGGCCTAACCAAGCGTGAATATTTTTTGGCTAAATCAGTGGAAGGGATTTGCAGTAATCCTAATGCCCATACAATGTCTCCAGACGCTATCGCAAGAAGAGCCATCAGCATAGTAAACGCAACTTTTGAGGCGTTAAAATGAGCAATCCAGATTGGAAACATGCGCACAACGACGCAACACATTGGGATACTATTGGACTATGTTTTTGTGATGTAGGCGGTTGGTGGTTTGGTGGCAAATACCGACTTTGTAATGATGGCAATCAAGAATGGGGTACAGGCCGCTACACACCACGTCCTGTAGAGCCAACAACAAGCGACTGGGTAGACGGATGGCCACCAGTGGGCTGGCATGGCGAGTGCCGGTGGGGGTCAAGCGTGGAATGGTTTGCGTGTGTTGTGATACCTGACAGTAACGTGGTCGTCCAGGGTTCAGCGGGGAACTGGAATGTCGTAAATGACCTGGCGTCATACGATTATCTGTTTCGTGACACCCCAGAAGCCGACCAGGCTGACCGAATCCTGCTAACGGGAATCTTAAATTATATGCGCAGAGAATCCGACGTTGGCGTGATAGCTGATAAAATCATTGAATTAGGTTTCACGACTGAGCAAGAGTAATGTTATAATAACTCTAACACGGCCCCGATCCTGAGCAATCTTGCTGAGGGGTTTTTAATAAGCCATCGGACGCGGTGGAAGTGCGACTTAGCCGATTTGCTTGCATACGCTGGGACGGGCGACAATCTCGCTGCGAAGCGACACGTAAACGCACCTCACTGGGCGCATCAGTGAGCACTGATAAGGGCTTCGGGCCAGAGTGTCGCTGACGTTAAAAGCGTGACCTCGAAGCGGCGGCATTGCCGGAGCCTTTTTCCGTGTAGTGAGTTTTGACAGCCTGCCTCCGGCGATTAGTAGGAGGATGCGCTACAGCCATATGCGCGTATCTGCAAAATGGCACCTTGCCCTCCTAGTGAGGGATTTTTTTGTGGGCGAAATAGTGTATAATTGGTGTATGGAAAAAAGACCAGTAGGCAGACCAAGAACAACCGTAGACGACCTTCCGCAAGACTGGAAGCAAGTCATAATGGACTGCGGGCAAGAAGGTGGCAGCGCCGTTGAAATGCGATGCTTGCTTGCGCTCGGAGAGTCAGCGTGGGGCACCTTGCTTGAAGACTCTGACGAATTTCGACGAACCGTAAAAAGCGGGCAAGACCTATGCCAAGTTTGGTGGGAGCGTCAGGGGCGGAAAATGACAACCGGAGCCGATGGGAATGCAACGGTCTGGATATTTAATATGAAGAACAGGTTTAGTTGGCACGACAAACAGCAGGTAGACCACACATCATCTGACGCAAGCATGACGCCAAACCCCACCCGCATTGAACTGGTTGCACCCGTTGTCAACCCTAAGCATTGAGCTTCCTCCCAAGTTAATACCACTCTTTGCTGAGCCTAGAGGCAGCCTTAGATACCGTGTAATGCACGGCGGGCGAGGTTCTGGCAAATCGTTCACGTCTGCAAAGATGGCCGCTATATGGGGTGCCATAGACCCGCTGCGCATCTTGTGCGTTCGTGAGCTGCAAAACTCTATC